CTATACCATCAGTTTCTTTCTTTTTCTTCTTTTTCTTACCAGTAGAACCTTTACGTGTTTGAACCTTACCCTTACCCAACACTTTAGGCACTCTTGCATCACCTGGTGCGTATGTATCGCCGGAGTTAATAGTATCAGGTGGACTATAGACTGCATGTCCAGATGGGCCGTCACCAAATACACCACCAGCACCAGCTGTCATCGACTCTTTTAACATCTTAAAAAATAACTGTTCAAATCTACCACTTGATTCCATTGTAACTATATTTATAATAGTATTGTGGAATTGCTAAAGAAGTATATGGAAGACATTGGGCAAGATCTTGTACTAAATGATCTCAACCTTAAAGAACAACAGCAAAGACTACCTGCTCGTAAGCATTTTTGGGTAGGAAGACTAATAGAAGCTAAGATTAAACGCAATAAGTTTTTTGCGCAAAAGAGTAAGCTTAAAAAAGACCTAGTTAAAAAGGTAATTACCGATTCGCCTGTACGCATCAATCAAGCTTCCGCGGAATCCGCTGCTGAAAAGTATGAATCTGTGGTTAAGCTTAATAATAGCATAAAAGAACAAGATACTATTATAGAATATCTCGAAAAGGTGGAAAAGATTCTTGGTAACATGCATTGGGAAATTAAAAATGTTATCGATATGAATAAAATGGAGCAGTATTAATGCTAACTTTTGACTATAACCCGGGGACGCGCAAGCTTTTACTAAAAACAGAAGATCTAGATCTGTTTAATCGTATAAGAAAACATTTTAGCATTATTAATGATGCAGCTCGATTCGGTAGACGGTATGGTCGTTACATACCTCAAAGAAAATACGCTATTACTACAGCAGGCGCGTGTGAAATAGGTTTGTATTGGGAGATTAAGAAGTTTTTAGGTAAAGAAGAAACAACAATAACCGATAAATTACAAAAAGTATTAAAAGTCGGTAGAGATATAGATCTTTATAAGGATTTTGCGTTTGATTTAAGAGAGTATCAAGAGGATGTTGTTAAAAAGGCACTTAAGCTTGGTAGAGGTACATGTGTCTTAGGTACAGGAGCAGGTAAAACCTTTGCAACGGCCGCCTTAGTTGAAAACTACTTTAGAAGTAGTAAAGATAAAGACACATTTAAATGTATTGTGCTTGTACCTGACTTAGGCCTAGTGACACAAACATACGACGAGTTCTTAAATTGCGGTACAACCTTTAAAATAACTAAATGGACAGGTAAAACTAAACCTGACCTTACTGCTAATGTTATTATTTGTAATATTGGCATTGTTCAGAGCCGGTTTGAGCAGAATGATTGGTTAAAACATATTGATCTACTTATTGTTGATGAGTGTCATAAGATAAAAGCATCAAATAAGATTAGCAAAATAGTATCTAGGATAAGAACACCTAACAAATATGGGTTTACTGGTACATTACCGGAAAATAATTTAGATAAATGGTCGATTATAGGTAAATTAGGACCAGTTATATATGAAAAAACGAGTTATGAGTTAAGATTGGAGGATTATCTCGCAAATGTTAACGTAAAGATACTAAACTTAGAGTATAATACACCTCCGAGATACCTTTCCGATAACGCCTATAGGGAAGAGTTAGATTTTATATATGAAAACCACTTTAGAAGTGACCTTATTACTAAATTATGTGAAAAGCTCGAAAATAATACACTTATATTAGTAAATCACCTTAAACATGGCCATTACTTAACAGATTACCTCTGTACTATACCCGATAAGCGCATTTACTTTATTAGAGGTGAGGTAGATGTTGAAGAACGTGATGAAATTAAGAAAATAATGGAAAACAACACAAATGTAATATGTGTTGCTATGAGCTCAATTTTTTCGACCGGAATTAACATTAAAAACCTGCATAACATTATTTTGGCATCCGGAGGCAAGTCTTTTGTACGGACCGTACAGTCGATTGGGAGAGGGTTACGAAAACATAGCCTAAAGTCAAAGCTAATTATATTTGATATTTGTGATAGATTGAGATACGGTATAAGACACTGCGAAAAGCGTAAAGAAATTTATGATATTGAGAAGATAAAGTATAGTGAAACTAATATTGTTGAAAAATAGCAATATTATATTATAATAAAACAAATGGCCGCAAAAGAGAAAAAAGAGAAAAAACCATATTATATTGAACCTAAAGTCTTTAAAGCATCGTTACAAAAGTACTATGACACTGATATTCTTACTGACGACTTAGCAGAAAACATTAAAAAAATTGCTTATGGTCTAAGTTACAACGCATCATTTATCAACTATACCTATAAAGACGATATGATTGGTGATGCTCTTATTAAAATGTATTCTGCACTAAAATATAAAAAATTTGACTTTTCAAAAGCTACAAATCCCTTTTCCTACTTTACAACTATTGCATATCATGCGTTTATTAACAGAATTAAGAAAGAGAAAAAGCATCATGAAGCCGTTACAAAGTATAGAGAGCGTGTATATGAAGATTATATGTCCAACCCGGATAATACACATGGACATGTTTACGTAAAACCAGCAGACGAAGAAAATTCTTTTGAAGATTAGTAAACCCAGAGTTGCTATTTTTTCAGATCTTCACCTAGGAGTCCATACAAACAGTTCTAATTGGCATAATTATGCTGTAGAGTGGGCTCACTGGTTTAAAGAAGAGTGTAAACGGAAAAATATCAAAGATCTTATTTTTTGTGGTGATTGGCATCATAACAGAAGTGAGATATCAGTTAACACACTACAAATATCTGCAGATATATTAGATATTTTGTGTGATTTTAATATTATTGCTATTACCGGTAATCATGATATTTACTATAAACATAGAACTGATGTTAATTCATTATCAATATTTAAGAAACGCAAAAATGTCACTATATTAGACACTTTTGACACGATCGAAGCCTTTGATCGTACTATTACCTTCTGCCCCTGGAACACAAACATAAAAGAAGTACCTGAAAGCGATGTTATCTTTGGCCATTTTGAGATAGAAACTTTCAAAATGAACTCTTATAGGGTTTGTGAGGAGGGGTTTAAGGTTAAGGACCTACTTAAAAAGAGCCCACTAATAATATCTGGTCACTTTCATACAAGACACGAAAAAAAGTTTGGGAGAGGTACAATACTGTATGTAGGTAACCCGTTTCAGATGGATTTTGGTGATACAGACAATCAAAAAGGGTATTACATCTTAGATTTTGATACTCTAGAGTATAACTTTACACCCAACAACATCTCACCTTCATATAAAAAGATCTCGCTTGGTGAGTTAGTAAGGGAAGGCTCTATTACTAAAAATATTATAGATAGTTTTGCTGGTAACATTACACGCTTAAAGGTTGATATGAATATTTCACAAGTAGATATGGACCTACTACTTAAAAAATTAACCTTACTTAAGCCTGAAGCCCTAACCATTGATTACGACATAAATTTTAATCGATTACTTGATGATACAGAAAATAAAGAAGACTTATCAGGTATAGATATACCTCAAGCGATAGAAGAATTTGTAAATCTTCTTGAAATTAAGAATAAAAAAGAGATAATAAAATACACTCTTGGTTTATATGAAAAAAGTAAACTTTAAGAAACTCAGCATAATAAATTTTTTATCTGTAGGTGAAGATCCTGTTACAATAGAGTTCAGTAAGGGTCTTCATGTTATTACGGGTAAAAATAAAGATAAACCTGACCGTAGAAACGCTATTGGTAAAAGTACCATAGCTGATGCTTTGTATTTTGCTATATTTGGTGAGACATTACGTGAGCTCAAAAAAGATCTTATACCTAATAATCTTACAAACGGTAAAACACATATTGAGTTAGATTTTGAGCTCGATTCCTCCAAAGGTAAGAACAACTATAAAATAATTCGCACACTGTCACCGTCAAAGGTTCTTATTTTTAAGGATGGTGTTGATAGAACAAGAGATAGTATTAAGAATACCACCGCGTATATTAATCGTGTATTAAGTGCCTCACCATCAATTTTTCAAAACTGTGTTATTATGACAGTTAACAATGCTGTTCCTTTTATGGCTAAAAATAAAATCGAAAAACGAAAGTTTATTGAAGATATTTTTGGTATGGAAATCTTCAGTATAATGCTTACATCTTTACGTAATGAATATAATGAGATATCACGCGATCATGACACGCAGTTAACTAAATTGGAAGAAATAGAAAAGGCCTATAAGAACTATGAAGACCAAAAACAAAGGATCCTCCAAACAAGAAAAGAAAAGAAAGAAAAATATCTCACGCGTCAAGAAAATAATACCAAAGAAAAAGAAGATCTTAAAAAGGAACTTACATGCATACAAGAAGTAAATATCAATAAGGTTCAAACGCAGATAGTTGCTTTAGAAGAGGCTGCTCAAGATCAAGATGTAAGGATTGAAACAAATTTAGAGGCAGTGGCTCGTAATAAAGCATTAGCATCTACAAGAAAAGAAAATTATAAGAAAATGGGTACGGATGAAGAGAAATGCCCGGTATGTCTTCGTAGTGTGGAAGAGCATGACGCTGATCATATAGCTAAAGAAAAAGAAAAGCTTAAAGAAAGTATTCATGAAGCAATAGAAGATATTAAGAATTATTCTGATGGTCTAAAGGAATTAAAAATAAGAAAGGAAAGATTTTTAAAAGCAATAAATGAATGTCAAAATAAATTATCTGAAGCTAGACTACAAGAGCAAAATAAAAAGAATATTACACGACGTATAGCTCAACTAGATGAGTGGCAAAAGGAACTTAAAGACGATTTAGAGGTTATTGAATCTACTGAAACTGATTTTGATTCGTTAATAATTGAGACAAAACAACGCGTTGATAACCTAGAAAAGAAAGTAAAGAAGTTTAGAGATGAATTAGCTAGGTTAGATATTGTAAAGTATGTTGTTTCAGAAGAAGGTGTAAAGTCTTATATTGTAAACAAGTTATTGGACCTTTTAAATAGTAAATTGCTACATTATCTTAAACGCTTAGACTCTAACTCAATTTGTATCTTTAATGAATATTTTGAAGAAGAAATTTTAAACGAAAAAAATAAAGTTTGTTCCTATTTTAACTTTTCTGGAGCAGAGCGTAAATCGATCGATTTAGCATGCCTGTTTACGTTTTCTGACATAAGAAGACTACAAGGCGGGGTACAATATAATATCGCAATTTATGATGAGCTGTTTGATTCATCTTTTGATGAAAAGGGAATTGAGCTTATTACGCGAATTTTACAAGACAGGGTTGAAGAGCTAGATGAGTGTTCAATTGTGATATCTCATAGAAAAGAATCCGTTAAAGCCGTCACAGGAGATGTCATTTACCTAGAAAAAGAAAATGGTATAACACACCGGGTAGATTATAAGGAACTTTAAACTATATAAATAGCATGATATCACCGTCACCGTACCCACAGCCACATGTCGCTCCATTAACTCCACCCGGTGGTAGCTCTAGTTCTATACCTGGTCAAATGCCAGGCGTTCCTTTAAACAAACAAGAGGAGACGCCTCATGAAGCAAACCTTCCACGGTATGTAAATTACCTAGCAGATTACTCAGGTTGTGGTCATTGGAGAATTCTTTGGCCGGAGGCAACTATTAACGCTAGAGGTGACGGCATGTCACAATCAACAACTGCTATGGTTGCTGATCCAAGATGGTATCAAAATGTAACGGCTGTAAAGTTACAGCGACAAGCGTCTTCAGCACAAGTAGAATTCGTTAAGTACTTAAAACAAATTCAACAGGAACATGGATTTAAACTAATGTATGAAGTTGATGATGTTGTGTTTAAGGAAGTAATTCCAGATTATAATAAGTTTAAATTTGCATTTGATACGGAAGAAATTCGAGAAAATTGTATCGAGATTATTAACTTAGTTGATGAAGTAACAGTCACATGTGACTTTATGAGAAGGCTTTATCAAGAAAAAACCGATCAGAAAAATATTACAGTTATTCCAAACTTTATTCCAAATGGTTGGATGGGTCAACTTTTCAATCCTAGAGATATAGAAAGAAATTACGAGGCAAATAAAAGAAAGCCACGTATTCTATATACAGGCTCCGGAGCACACTACGATGTAGAAAATAAAACAGGCGGTAAGGACGATATGTATGAAGTGCGCGATTTTATAAGAAAGACTGTCGATAAATATCAGTGGATTTTTGTTGGGGCCTTTCCTCCACAACTTGCTGATTTAGTTGAGCAACAAAAGATTGAATTTTACCAGTGGCAAACATTATTAAAATATCCATACTTTGTTAGCAGCTTAAGAGCTCAATTAATGGTTGCGCCACTTCAAGTTAACGATTTTAATAGAGCTAAATCTGATATCAAATATATTGAAGGATGTATACTCGGTATACCATGCCTGTGTCAGGATATGGATACGTATGCTGCAGCGCCTGATAACCTCAAATTTAGTTCTGTAGAAGAGTTTGAAGATAAAATTAATCGCATCCTAAACCCGAAAAAGAAGAACAAATATTTTCAAAATGTTCATAAGCTTAGAAGAATAGGTGAACAGCGAATTCTTGAACTAGATGAAAATATTGGCGCGCATCTTGAAGCGCTAAATACACCGTACGGTAGTTCTGAAAGACGGTTCCTTAGAGAGTGGAATTAGGAACTATACTACTATAATAGTAGTAGATGTCATATCGTAATGTTGTTTACAACGGTAGAAACCGTTGTGTTAATTTATTTACCTGGGATAAAGATGGTAAGCGTGTAATGAATGAGTGCTCGTTCGAACCTTATCTCTATATTGAAAGTGCTGTAGGTGATAAGACATCTATTTACGGTACAAAAGTTAAGAAGCGTAAATTTAATACAAGCTTTGATCGATCTAGATTTGTTCGCGACTCAAACATAAAGCGAGTGTTTGAAAATATGCCTCCAGCGCAACAATTTTTACTCGATATGTATTGGCAGGAAAATGAGACTCCTGAATTTAGCACGCACCCATTAAAGACATGTTTGTTAGATATTGAGACATACTCTCCGGACTCCTTTCCGGATACAGAAGACCCTACACATGTTGTAAACGTCATAACATGCTATGATAACTTTACAGAACAGTTTCACACCTTCGGTATTAAGCCCTATAACGGTAAAGGTAGATCAGACCTGAATTATGTTTACTGTAAAGATGAGCGAGAGATGTTTATTAAATTTATTGAATATCTTGAAAACGATTATCCTGACATTTTAAGTGGTTGGAA